GAAGGGATGCCAGCGCCACAACAACGGTCGGACGCAGTGACAAACCGTGCCGAAACTTCAGACCCCGTGTCTAGTGTAGGATGGTGAACAATGCCAATTCCAAAGCCCCATGAAAGCGAAGACCAAAACCGGTATGTATCACGTTGCATTCAGATGCTTCGTGGCGAAGGAAAGCCACGCGAGCAAGCGGCGGCGATCTGCCATACCGCTTGGCGGGAACGATTACAGAAGAACCTGCTCGACGACCTAGGCGCCGTCCGCAAACAATGTGAGGATATGAATGCCGACGCATCTGACCAAAGAACACATGGAACGGATGAGGATTCCTAGACTGCATCACGCTTGCACCTTGCAGGCGATCCCAGACACCTGCCAGCACAAAGCGCACGTACTAAGTTACATCGACGCACTAGGTGACAATCTTCGCGATGGTGTGGGGCTTATGTTGTTTGGGGACTACTCGTCTGGCAAGTCCGGCCTCGGTAGCATCCTCTTGAAAGCAGCGGCGAGTTCTGGTAGAATAGGACTATGGATTGCTGCATCGAGGATACCCGGCTACTACATCAATGGCGACGTGTTCGACGAGCACCACACGATGATCGAGCGCGCTGTCGCTGCGCCACTGCTGATGATAGACGAGGTGATCCTGTTCGGGGACAAGCGGGACTGGCATCTTGAGCGCCTTGTGCGGGACAGGATCGGGTTACAGCGTGCTACGATAGTGACCACGAACCTCTCCCCAGCGAAGTTCAAGAATCACTACTCGGCCTTGGCTGCGGTGATGCAAGAGGCAATAATCCCAATTCACGTAGACGGACACGATTTCCGGGCAGACATCAAAGAGCGACTCCAAGGGAAGTTTGAGGCGAGCTAGTACACAGGAAACACAGTGATGGAACTGACGGACGAACAGATTTGGGATATCGTCAAAGCAACATTCACACGAGCGAGAGCAGGGAAGTGGTATGATGTAAGTCGCGACGATCAACTAGCTTGGTTTGATGATACGAGAGACACGCTCGACGCGATTTCATTAGACCTAGGCTACACCATCACGCAGCCCGAGGATACGAATGGATAATCTAGGCCGCAGACTCATCAAGGCCATGATTGCCGCCGAAGACCTCGCGGGGCTCAAGCGGCACCAGATCAGCCGTGACGACCTGCTTGAAGAAGCCCGTGCGGCACTCGACTTCGTGACGAACTTCGTGTTCGAGCACGGCGAGTATCCCTCTGTGTCAGTGGTGGAGGAGAACATCCGTGTGCCACTACCTGCTGACACCGATGCCTTTGACTACATAGCGGATAAGGTCCGCAAGCGGTCATTGGCGGGAAAGCTAGAGAAGACGCTAGAAGCCACTATTACCAAGATAGACCAGCGTGACCCCGACGCCGCATTATCGCACCTGATTGACAACGCCTTGGCATTGAAGGCCACGTCGTCGGGGAATCAAGTGATGAGCTACCGCGAAACGGGTTACGACCGCATCGGTGCCTACGAGGACGCGAAGGCCAACTCGGGTATCATTGGCATTACCACGCCGTGGGACACCATCAACCGCAATACGCAGGGATGGGTCAATGGCAGCTTGAATGTCATTGCGGCTCTAAGCGGCACGGGAAAAAGCTGGCTCATGTGCATGCTCGCAGATCACATCGAGCGAATCGTTGGAAAGCAAGTGCTGTTTGTGACAATGGAGATGTCTGCTGCACGCATGGCCCGCCGCATTGACGCCGTGCGATACAAGATTCCATTCGGCACACTGCGGGATGTGGAGATGGACTCCGACACTGAATCGCGATGGCGAACGGAACTCGCGGCCCTTCGCGGGGACACACCGACAGACATCCTTATAGCAGACAAGAAGCTCGTAGAGACTGTGGCGGATGTATCAGCACTGGTACACGAGCACAAGCCAGATGTCGTACTCCTTGACGGCGGGTATCGCCTTGAGGATCGCACCAGCACTGGCAACTGGGACAAGACTGTCAAGGTCGTCAATGGCCTACAAGTGGCAGCAGAGCACACCGACATCCCGTGGGTCGTTACCACCCAGTTCGGTGACAGCAACGAGACAGGGAAGTCCAAGAAGGACGAGAACCACGTTCGCGGGTGGAACGTGCGATACGGCAAGGAATGGCTCATCAATCCCGATGTGCTACTGGGGCTATACCAAGACGACGACCTGCGACTCGTGCATCGGAGTGAGCTACACACTATCAAGGTGCGGGACGCCGACAAGATCAAGCCAAAGTGCTACATCGAGTGGGATATGGACACCATGTCCTTTGACGAATGCGAAGGTGAGGATCACACGAGTAGCTACGATGAAGACGACGAGATATCATTCTAAGTGAACAAACGTAACCTCAACTTGATACTCCGTCAACTCGGCGACGCTGATCCAGAGTGGAGATCAGAGCAGCAGGTGTCGATATGCTGCCCGCTAGCCCCGTGGACGCATCACAGCGGTCAGGACAGTAATCCGAGCTTGAGCCTCAAGTATGGTGGTACACCCACGCTGTTCAAGTGCTTCACCTGCGGGGCTCAAGGTTCATTGGCGTCATTGGTGGGTCGATACGCGAGGCTATCCGACAACGACGATCTAGCGTCATTGGCGGCCCGTCTGCGGGATGATGATAAGCCAGACCTGCGCACGAAGCTAGCCGCCGCCATGGAAGAACCAGAGCCGATTGAGACAGAGATCATCCTTGATGAGTCTGTGCTTGACAACTTCATGCCGTACAGCGATTCGCCGAAGTGCGTCGAATATCTTGCTAATCGACGCATACCCGCAGTGACCGCAGTCCTCTTTGGCATTCGTTACGACGCGAACCAGGATCGACTGCTATTCCCCGCACGTAACCTTTCCGGGGGACTTGTTGGCTTCGTGGGCCGCACCCTCTGCGACGATAAGCGTAAGTACAAGAACTACTTCGGATTCAAAGCCAACCTGAACCTCGGCGGGAGCCATCTTTGCAATCAACTGCACGATACAGTAAGTGTCGTCGAGGGCTTCATGGACATCCTCCGCGCCTATCAGTGGTCCTGCGAGATGTCCACTGACATCGTATGCACATGGACATCGGACACGAGCGACGAGCAGGGCGACACACTACTCGGACTTGACAAACGCATTGTCATGTGCTATGATAATGACGCTGCTGGGGAAAAGGGAACCAAGGCCGCACTAACACTACTCAAATCCAATCGCCCACAAGTAGGGCACTTCACTTCACAGGACGTAGGCTCAATGGATAAAGCCGAATACGTCCACACACTCAACAACGCCCGCGTGCGCAGAACGCGACTAAGGGCATAGGAGACACGTATGTCAGAGAAACCATCGTTTATGGCAGGTATGGGAATGGGGACTGAGTTCCCCGACACAGGAGGCTCACAGGACGACGATCAAGTTCGCCGATTCTGGATGCCTCGCGGGGAAGAAAAGAAGATCGTCTTCTTGACGAATGCAGACGACGCCCCAGCGATCTATGAGCATCAAGTGAAGCTCGGTAACGGCAGGGGGGCATTCCAGAACTGGTTCACGTGTCTTGAGTCGCTTGGCAAGGGCTGCCCTTTGTGTAAGTGGTCTGACGAGAACGACGAGTTCCGTCGCTCAATGGTCCTATTCCTCACCGTGATCGACGTTGCGGGGTACACTAGCAAGACCACTGGCAAGGTTTACACCGACCTCAAGAGGCTCTACGCAGCCAAGAAGGGCACAGCGGAGTCACTGAATCGCAAGGTCACCAAGCTCATTGAGCGGGACAAGCCGCTTCGCGGGGCGATGTTCGAGGTGTTCCGCAAGAACGACGACAAATCACCCGGCGCGGGATCGGACTTCGACTACGTTGAACACGTCGATCTTGATGGCTTTGAGGACGCCACGGAGTACGATTACGCCGAAATCCTCAAGCCTGATCCTGACAAGGTGGCAAAGTGCATCAAGCAGTTGCAGGCCGAACGCGGCGCCATGGAAACACCGCCGCCCAACGAAGACGACATTCCGTTCTAGCATCTTCAGTTCACTGGCTGTGCCGTGATACTTGGCTGGCTATGTAGAACAATGTCCGCAGGGCGGCGGGGAATCTCCTCGTCGCCTTCGCGGACAATTATCACAAGTGAGTAAATGACCTTCAACCCCGACCAATTCATCGCCAAGGCCCAAGACGCGGGAGCGTTCAGCTTTGACGTAGAGCATGACCCGAACACGCAGTTCAATCATGCCGACTTCGAGCTATGGGGCATCAGCTTCGCCATCGGCGAGGAGCGTCACTTTGTGCGGGACCGCGCCGTGTGGGAACCAGCCGTCAAGCGGCTGTTCGCCTTGAAGGGCGTAGACGCCGTGGCCTACAACGGCAAGTATGACATCAAGTGTCTCAAAGCCCTCGGTATCGCAGACGACCCCCAGCAGCTATGCGATCCAATGGTGGGCGTGAACCTACTGAATGAGAACCGCAAGCCGAACAAGCTTGCCCTGCATCACGTCGTGAAGGATACCTACGGGTATGAGATGGGCCACTTCATGGACGAGTGCATCGACGGCCCAGATAGCCCTCGATTTATCAAGTACACAACGGACGACGCCTACTACGAGTACAAACTGTGGCGGGATATCAAACCTCGGCTGGTCGACGAGGGGCTGTATAGGCTGTTTGAACGCATCTTGATGCCGTCATCACTGTTGATTGCAGATATGGAGACGGTGGGTATTCTATGGGATATCGACAAGGCCCGCGAGATGCAGGTATCCTTTGAACGAATCGCGGAGCAACTGAAGAACGAGATTCTGGCCAAGATAGGAGACCTCAACATCTCCAGTGGCGACCAGTTGGCGGCACGCCTGTTTGACGAGTTGGGCTACTCGACACGTGGTATAGCAACGACTCCGTCGGAGAAGCGGTTCAGTGTCGACGCCAAGGCTATGTCGGTTCTCGCCGCAAGATACCCAGTGTGCGACAAGATCGTGAAGTACCGCACCTCCTTGAAGATGGTTGGCACGTATATGAAGCCTCTCATCGAACGCGCAGAGGCCGACCCCAATCAGCGAATCCATCCCACGTTCTGGCTAGTTAGCACAACCGGTAGAATGCGCAGTGAGAACCCAAACTTTCAGAACATACCGGCGTATATGCACAAGAGCGAACCGTTTACGGGGCTCAGTATACGAAGTTGTGTCGTTGCCGAACCAGGACGAAGGCTGATCGTGGCGGACCTGTCGCAGATCGAACTTCGCCTGATGGCCCACATATCGAAAGATCGGCTGTTCCATGAAGCCTACGTGCGATGGGAATGCGCCTCTTGTGGTGCGTCGGGCGACGCAATAACCATCTTGCACAAATGTCCCAACTGTCATGCCGCAGAGAACGAGAAGATTCTATCGGATAAGGCTGCGGGCGGGTTCTGGCATGGTAAGGACATCCACACGCAGACCTATGAAGGCATATCAGCACTGCACTCGCGCCAAGATGGCAAGGTCGCGAACTTTGCCTTGATCTACAACGCCACTCCGGGTATGATGCACCACCACTACCCAGACCTGACAAAACGACAGTGGTCTGTGGCGTCGGATCAGTACATGGAAATGTATAGTGGAGTGCATGCCTACCACGTTCGCTGTGAGCAGCAGATGGACATGGCGCCAGTAACGAAGAACATCTTCGGTAGGAAGCGACGCATCCCGAAGCACGAAGTACAAAAGAGTTACAAGCACGCAATCAACCAGTTCATCAACTTCCCCCCGCAGTCTGCGGCGTGCGACTTCATCCAACTAGCCTCCATCAAAATCAGGGAGGCAATGATTGGCAACG